AATATTTAATACTGCAAGCGAAACTTTAAGTTTTAACATGTATTTAACACAAAAAAGGGGATGCAATATACATCCCCAATTTAGAATTACCTTAAAACGGCAAATCATCATTTTGTGTAAACATCTGCTGAGGCGGTTGCTGTTGACAGCTATAACATCCGGTTGGCGGCTGTTGGTTTCCGTTGCATCCGGCTGCCGGCTGGTTTCCCTCACCCGCTTTTCTTCCCATCTGCATAGACCTTACAACGATCTCAGAAATAGTTCTTTCAACGTTATTAGAGTCTGTATATTTACGATAGTGTAAACTACCCTCTACGTATAACTCCATTCCTTTGGTAACATACTGCCCGCAAATCTCAGCCAATTTACCTTTGAATGTTACATTATGAAAGTCTGTTTTTTCCGGAACTTCGATCCCGTTACTCGTTTTATATGCCCTTTCGTTTGTTGCAATAGAAAGGTTACACACTTTCCCTCCGTTATCGAAGGTTTTAACTTGCGGATCAGCACAAACACGCCCGATCAATTCGATTTTGTTTAAGTTCATTATGAAAATAAATTTGCTAATGTTGATAATATGTAAATTCCAATAAATACGATAACCATAATTCCGGCTATTGAATCAACCTTGCTACCTTCGGTTAGCTTCTTTCTAACTTCTTCAACAGTACCTTTAATCACATAGGGTTGTTCTTGATTTACCGCATATAGGTATACTGTATCTCCACTATGTTGAAATATTGATTCTACCATTTTAGCGTTAATCATAAATTCATTCCCTGACTTATGTTCTAATTTTACTAATTTCATTTCTTTTGCAGTTTTAAACTGTCCCTTTTGAGGACTTTTATTTTTTCTAAATTACTTTGATATATCCGCATCCCTTTACGGGTATTAGCGTGCTCCCAACGATTATGACAATTAAAACAAAGTATGTTTATATTGCGAGGATCATGCGCAATCATAGGGTTAGACCCCCTCGTTATAATATGGGAAATATAAACGGCTGAGTATACTGTCAACGGCTTTAAACACTCTTCACAATAGTGAGGCTTAACATCCCACATGTACCGGTAGAAACGTTCATTTTCCCTCTGTCCGTGCCCCTCTCCGAACATACGTTTTAAATATTCATACCTCGTTTTAGGTTCAATATCGAAATTATTATTTAATAGCAGGGGGTTATATCCCCTGCTTAAACAATAATCTATTTCCTCAAACGTATCAAGCGTGTACATCTTCCTCGATCAACTCCGGCTGCTCTGCTTCTTCATCGTCAAAAAACGTATCGTCACCCTCCAAATCGTCTTCGGGTGTCAAGCTATCGTCCGGTTCTGCCGTTGCCGTCTCACCAAACAACTCTAATTGTGCACGCTTATTCTCAAAAAGATACTTGAAAATTTCATCTTTCAGCGCTTCAAAATCTTCTTGTAGTGCTATTTCAAATTTCAACCCCTCACCGTCCAACATAATTTTGCTCGTTTGCATTTTCAACCGGGACAAATCTACTCCCGTGAAAATATATTTGAAAACTATTGTGTTCTTTTCGGAATCATAGACTATCTCACTAATCGCTATACGGGTTGCAAGCGTTTCAAAATATTCATCGAATTGTCTACTTAACTCATTGTCTTGTTTTGCCAAATCAGACAAATAGGTGATGTTCCTAAAATTCATTATTCCCATCAATTCAACTATGTATGAACGAAGCTCATTTGCCGCAATTCCTAAATCTCTATGCGGATATTCGGGGCATTTTACCTTGTGAAACGTCTTTGTTTCTTCACCATCAACCAAACGGCAATCATTGTAATCAACCTCTAAACCGTTATTCAAGAACTTAACTCTCTTTAATTCAAAATTGTCTTTTAACATGATACTTTATTTTTTAATGTAAAACTCACAGACCCGCCCAATGTTCGGGCAACTGCATAACTTTTTATCTCTCTTTTTGCAATAGCAAATCAAATTATGGTGATCTGAACTGAACCTACACTCCGTGCAATGAACAAGAACAAGATTCTTAATCTCCTTTGCCATCAATATACTTTTGCAGTCGTTCGTCTATAAGCCGGACAAACTCTACGGCTGTCATATCTTTCATATCTAATTCGCCTTGAAAACGTTCATGCGCTTTCATAATTAAAACCTTCGTGCGACCTATCAATTCGGGTAAACCGTGATTTTTATAGGCGTAAAGCTGATGGATAATGCAATTTCTTCGAAGTGATACATAACGGGTAATATCCCTATCTATAATTCTCTCCGGTGATATACTTAATGCTTCGCACATCAAATTGAACTTTTCCTCTAAAGTCATTTCTTCATTTTCTTTCATCTTACAAATCTATTTGGTTCTTCAATATAAATACTAAATTCTTCTGCCGCAAACTGCTTTAAAAATTCTATGTATTCGACAAATTCGCTATTGCTTAAATCGGTAACTTTAACTGAGTCCTTTCTATACTCACCAGTTTCAACATCTACAACTTCACCCATCGTAATAGGGCAAATACTACGCATATAAGCCTCCGTTTCTTCTTCGCTCCACCTGTACCCATTTTCGCACATCCCTTTCTGAAATTGGGGAACAACGTATTTAAAGTAGTATCCACGCAAGGATGAAGAATCAGACGGTTCTAATACCGTAAACTCCGCAATAATATTTTTCCCTGCGTTGTTCTTCATAAACTCGTTAAGCTCGCCCATGTAGATGGATAACTTACCGTCCTTAGTTACCTTCCCGGGTATCGTTATTTTCTTTTGCTTCATCTTCGATCACTTTTGTAAACCAACTAATAAATACCTTTCCGCATACATCCGAAATAAAGTGCCTCAGACTTGCAGGCAACTCACTCTTTCTGTCAAGTATCAGTTTAAATTCTGATACAAGTTGTTCTGCATCCATTTTCCCAACTCTGTCTATTATTATCCTTTTAGGGATACCGCCATTATTCAATATTTGGAAAGATACCTTTTCCCGTTGCTCTTTTAAGCCATCCCAATAAATAGAAAGCTCTTTTCTATACTCCGGTCTATCCAAAACCTTTTCTACTGACAGTTCACTTAATTTCTTGTTAATTTCCTGCATAATTAATTGATTTTATTGTTACTACTGTTTTTATTTCTACGCTGCAAATTAAAGCAAAACTTTAAATTCACGCAAATAAAAACGGGTAAATCTTTCAGAAATACCCGTTATTTAACTTTTGTTAGAAAATAGATAGTTGCTTATCTTCGATAACCGACAGAATTTCATCTACTTTCTTTTCCGCCTTTTCTTTCCTCTCTCTGTATCTCTCCCCGAATCGCTCAAATCGCTTCTGTGCGCTTCTCAATTCTTTCACCGATTCAATTAGATCGTTTTTTAGCTCGTTTTCTTTTAAACCCATACATTTCCACGAATTTAATACTATCGTCCAACAGAGGGTAAGAAAATGATATTTCCGTGCTGTTTTCGTTCTGCATGTTACTTGAAAACCAATCTACATCGCAAATCATCTTCATTTGTGCGAAACGCAAAATACATATAGCGTCACTATTCCACAATTTCACGTTTGCAAGTGGGAATTGCTTCATCGCATAATTCAGATATTTTTCTTTTCTATCCTTCTTTTCCTCTTTCTCTCCTTTCTCCCTCAGATTTAAACCACTTTGCCACGAAATAGGCGCACATAGGAACAAAGGAATATCAAGAACGAGCGCACAACATACAAGGTAGTTATAATTCTCCAACATAGTTGCTATTCTAAATTCTTTCCCGCCTCCGGAGTCACCCCCACGAACCGAAAGACGCTCAATGAATATTGCAGGGCTACCGGAACGCTTCACTTTTTGAAACACGTTAAAAATACCCTTTGCCGTGCGTGGCATTGGGATAGTAATAAGACTATTACCCGGCTTATATACCACTATTCCACCAGCCGACACACCCGGGTCTATTGCGCAAATAATATCTATTCCCATAGTAACAAGAACCCTTTCATTAAAGATTTTGCCTGTTTTCGAGAAACACACAAATAGTTAATAGACGCATATTTGCAATACAGAGTATAACATCTCTTTCCCTCCTTTTTTCTCCTTTCGTATGTTAACGAGTCAGAGACATAAACGAATTTATCGGAAGGCTTTGTAAGCCTTATCCGATAACCGTTCTTTTTTACTTTTCTTCTATTCATAACTTTTGGTTTTATTGAATGTAGTAATACAACTTCCAAATATTATCTTCTGATCTATCACCTTCATTTGAGAAGGCTAACATTTCATCCCAATACTGGAATAACTTTCTTTTCTTGGCTATCAGTACCGCACGAAAATAAACTGCTTCGTGGTCTATCCCAAACCTCGAAATACACTCTTTTTCGAAAATTTGCGCAAAGCTGTTTACGGGTCTACCTTGAAATTGAAACAAAGCTTCTTTCTTGTCAGCTAACGTAGGTAATACCGACATATCATATCCCAATCGTTCCATGTACGCAAATGTAGACTCGTTTATTATCCTGTCACGCTCTATGCGGAAACGTCCCGAATACTTATACTTCAAAAGGGCGAGAACAAAATTGTATGCCTGCAAATTTAAAAACATCTTTTCCTGTTCAGGTGTCTGCTTTGGCTTTTCATCCGGCATAATCTGAGAAACTCGTTCCATCGTTTCAACCTTTCGTTTCTTATACGCCTTTAGAACCTTTGAAATATAATCAACCGAAAGAGAGCCATAGTGATTTTTGTCCGGACTACCGTATCTGTCTTTTGGCAAAAACGGGTCGAGTTCCCCGACAGCAAGTAACCGCCATGCCAAACGAATTTCATTGAACGATAGATCATCAAAATACATATCTATCACATCACAAACAGCATAAAATATACTTCCTGCGTCCCGGACATCCGGCATTTTTAAACCAGTCTCTAAACATACTCCGTTAAGAACCTTAGAAAAATTATCTATTCTTTTTCTTTCGTCTGTACATTCGGACACCAAAAGCAAAGTTGAATCACGGAATATCTTTTGATCTACTTTTGATAGCTGTCCGAAGTTGCCACTTTCATAAAATTTTCGGTTCTTCTCTATAAACGATCCGCAACCTTCGTATTTTGCTAATTTTCCGCCCGAATTTTCGATTTTCTCCAAATACATGATACTTTTATTGTCTTAGCAATTAAAATTGAAATTTAAGCCTTAAAATGCTATATAAAGTCATCCGTTAAATAAGACTGATACATCCTGCGCTGTTCGTCACTCTGAAAATACGATTTAGTATTGTTTGCCGGCTGTGTATTTCCGGAGACTCCCGTCTTTTCCCGTAGCCATTGCATATACTGGTTTGGCGTTGACTCGTATACCAGTGAAGCCCATCCCTTAGATATGCTCTGATTTATCAATAGCATAGCAAAACCTTCTTCAAATTGCGCAATCTCGTTTAGGTTTGCTTGCATAGCTGTTAGAGTCTTAGTCTTTACCCGCCACTTTGGTTGAGTCATTAGCACATAAAAGGCTTTTTTAAATTCCTCCGACTCGAACGGGAATGTTAGCTGATCGAAAAAACTATCTGTTCGCTCTATCACTTTCTTAGTCACATCTAAGGTTTTTGCAGTAAAGCCAAATATCTCTGAGGCTAAAGGTTTCTTTTCAACCGGGAACAAAACAGATTCTTCGCGCGTGGCTATACTATAATCTCCGTTAGGAGATTTAGTATTACTATCTGTATATATACTATCTGGTATTGTTTGTTCATTTCTGCAACTTGCATTGTTCATTTCTGCAACTTGCATTTTGCAATTTTGCAAAATCGGCTCAGAATAGCCTATAAGCGTATATCCGCACTCAAAAAGGAATTTTATACACTTATCTGTTAATGCGTACCACGTTGTTCTATCTATACCCGATTTATTAAAATTCCCCTTCAACAAATAGCCTTCTTCCTCCAACTTTCCTATCACTCTATATATCTTAGATTGACTCATATACGGGAATAGTTTAGATAACGCTTCCCTTGTGTTATAAGTCCAATATCTGCCCTCAAAATAATTGTGGTTATCGGCTATATTCTTGTTTATCCAAAAAGCGAAGTTGTGCAATACGCATGCCGCTTCAACTCCTAACTTTGTTGCTACTTTATCGTCAAAACAATGCGTCATTTCATTCCCTTCCCTAAAAACTTATTAATGAAATAATGTACTCCTTTTGGCGTAACGACAGTTGTATTGTAAACCTTTGCTTCATCACCGTCCATAATAACACGCTTCTTAATCTCAAACAAACCGATATTCATGTATGTCTGTGTAGGTTGATTGCGTGATTCTCCAACGCTGCAAAGGTATCCGGATTTTCTCAATCGCTCGTATAGCTGCTTTTCCCCGATCTGATAACCGTTTTGGGTGATAAGTTTTGCAAGTTCACGCACTAAGATAGATTTGCTTGAGGCGGAGACCGCTTCACTGAACAAAACTTTCGGCTTGTCAGCTTCGATCTTTGCGTTCTTTTCCTCAATTTGCTTTTGCTGATTTTCGATAACCTCCTGTTGTTCGGCTGCAAGCAACAATGCTTCACGGAATGATTTAGGAACGTTGAAATTTCCCATTCTGTTAGCTCTTTCGAGTTCCTCCCATCTGATAACGAGTTTTGCTCTCGCTTCGTCATTAAACTTGGTTGCAATGTATAGACACTCTGTTTTATTTAGTTTATACATAGGGAGTTTACGACCTGTTGAATCTGTATATTCACTAAGCTTAAAATTAAGCCCAGTAACTTTAATCCAAGATTCTTCCATTAATCTAATTGCTGCCAACACGTTTTTATGCTCTTTACATGTCACCTCCGCAATCTCTCTAGAAGTCATATACTCACTTGCGTTTATAGTTTCGCCAACTTTAGACAAATTAGATTCCATAATTTTAAGTATTGATTATTATTTGCTCAACAATGCGTTGAGTGTTTCTCTAAACTTTTTGTAGTCCTCTAACTCTTCATCTGACAGGACAATGAAGCACATACCATCAATGTATATACACTCCAATTTATTACCTTTGATTAAACGCCATATCCAAGGCACAGTAACACCTTTCATGTCAGCGTAACTCTTTACTTTAATAAGATTTTCTAATTTCATATTACTATTGTTTATTGATTCAACACCGCAAATATAGTGTTAATTATGATATACCACAAGGAAAAACAGTTTTATTTTTAATATTTTTCGAGGCCATGCTGAATATCAGCAACTTACAAAAAAATACCACACTCACATTAACTGTAAGCGTGGTATATATCATGTTTAGAGCCTGGCTATCTTTCTACCATCTGATAACATTTAGTCGTATTCATTCCGGATAACCTGTAATTTGCTTCTTTTATGTAGCCACTTGATACGAGTCGATTTACAGCGTTATATATCTTCTTCGTAGACATGAACGGAATGATCTCTTTTAGCTTTGCTATCGAAATGAAAACAGTGTTAGGGACTTGTTTAACTCGACATCCTTTAAACTTTTCTCTGTACATTCCAGTACAAAGTATAAGAACCATTTCAAAATAAACTGCGGCAGCCTCTAAACCAACCTCGTTTGCTATCTTTTCATCTATAACCATAATTATTTTGCTTTGATCTGAATTGATTCTTTCACGTTTGATGTTTTAACGAACTGATCGTATATTTCGGGGTATTGCTCTTTCAACGCTTTAGAATCAAGTGATTCACGGCTATACGCTTTCTTTCTTGTGACTGAAATAAGTTCCCCTTTTATATTGTCAGCTTTCGCCTCAGACATCAGACCTAACAACTGTTCTTTGAACTTGCCTAAATGCTCGTCTATCTTCTTTTGCATTTCAAGAAGTTCGTAAACGCCTTCTTCGATATGCGCAACTTTTGCAGGCAATGATTCCAATTTTGCTATGTAGCTATCTTTGCTTGCATTATCTGCATATCGAACGCCATTCTTACAGCAATTAAGGAACAATTCTATTTCGCTGTCCGGTATGCGTTCAACGGAGAAAATGCCGTCCTTATCCTTGTCACCTCTCAGCCAAATTGCGATAAGTCCCTCTACTTTCAAGTTTGGGTTTTGTCTCTCGAAAAGGTAGGCGTATATTGATAGCTGCCAAGACAGATAAAGCAAATCAAGTTTATAGGTAGTTTTAACGTCACCCAATACGACTGAATTTTCAGAGCTACCTAAATACACTTTATCGGTCGGTGAGGCGATAAACTCGTTATCAGTTAGAATATACTCAGATGCGATATGAATTAAACCGCTTTCGGCTTTTAAATCCAAATAGTTCTCTCCGTAAACCGTTTCCGGCTCAATACCTTCTTTGTCGATTCTCTCTACTTCATCGTGAACCGCTTTCCCTCTCTCAGTTGCCGATCTCAAAATATTATCCGGTATATTATCAAGTTTTCCGGGAAATAATTGATCGTTGATAAAACCTGTTATTCCTCTCAGTTTTCTAAAATCGCTTGAAAAATATTCATGTGTTTCGCTGATATACGTTACATCAGCATTAATCAGTTTGGGAAGTAATGTTAATTCTTTCATATTGTTTATATTTTAAAAAAGTGATCTAATAGAATGTTTCTGTTCTTTTCCTATAATAAAGTCGCATATAAAATTTCTTGCATACTTATCTGTTAGCATAGAACGTTCTTTTGAACATACTCCAGCTTTCACCCCCCTTACTACATTGTCGTATTTTTTTGATTTCGTATGGCTTTTCATAAGATTGCCCCGTTGTAGGTTTACAATTTACAAACCAATAAGCGGTAGGTTTTTTAAAACAATCACCTCTTTTCGTCCTATCGTTATCTATGAACGTATAAGGTATGAAATTTATTGGATATAATAAATAACTTGGTTGAGTGGCTGGGTTTTCTAATACCAACCTAATACCTCTTATTTCGCATATTGCAAAAAGCTTATACAATAAAATATAAAAGTATTCTCTTTTCTGTATGCGATCTATTACGGTTTCATATTTCTGCCTTATGCTTTGTTTTTTTATATTAGTGTGTGTCATTTGGTAATATGAAGCTTGCATTGTTTCAAAATAAATGCAAGGGAAAAAAGCTATAACAAAATCATCTTTAGTAATATTGTCAAAAATGCTTTCTTTTTCTTCATATCCTTTTTCTATTTCGGAAAAAAGATCTATTTGAAAGTCAGTTTCCCCAAAATCGTTTTGTATATCATAATCAAAAGCCTTATAACCAAGTTTTATGAATTCATTCTTAAATGTACCCGATTGTTCAAAAAAACAATGAACATTGCCCTTAATTTCCATTTTCTATATATTTTTTATTGTCAGCAAGGGGAATTATACCCCTTACTAAACACATTATTTACACTTTCTTTGCTTCTGCTTCCGCCTTTTCAAGTTCCGCCTTGCGGACGACTAAAGCGTTCATAAACTCACTGTTTTGATGAAATTGACCGTTGTTCTTGTGAATATCACCCAAATGTTTATAAGTTGTTGCTTTCTTTATTTCATCAATCAGCACACCCAAATAATTAGAGTTACTTCCGGTATTACTTGGGTTGGCAGCTTGTTTTGAGGCTGTCTTTTGCCGTTTTTCTTTCGTCTCCGGCTCTCCGTTCATTGAATCACTGTCTATGCTATCATCTATTGCAAAAAGCCCACATAAGGCGTATTTTCGTGCATAACTGGATGCCGCCCCGGTTAATTGTGCTAAGTCCATCCCCTTTTTGCTATCTTCTTCACGTGCAAAAGCCGAACATGTTTCAATAAACCCGGTTTCAGTCTCAACAATCTTTGCGGTTGCCTTCACGTAAAAACGCCCTTCGATAAATTCGATAGAGTCAGTCACCATAACATAACATCCGTATTTTTCGCACACCCTTTTCGCTTCTTGCAAAATATCCTCACACGAACGGTATTTGTATCCGCCAAAATTGTTAAATCTCGACTTTTGAACATTCATTTCGTTTTGAATGTTGGGTAAATTTTTAATCATAACTTTTATTTTTTAGGGTTAATATTAAATAGGAAATTCGCATCGACTCCGGTAGACTCGCATATCTCTTTCACCCACTCTATTTTTATCGTTTGGGTTTTGTGGTTACACAAGGCAGACATGTTTACCGCCTGCGTTCTTTGCTTTGAATCCTTCCACAACAACGCTGCAATATCCTTTTTCGTAATCTTTTTGCCGTTCATACGTGCGCTTATAATCGCATCATTGATACGGATCATTGTGTTTTCAATATTCATAAAACAACCTCCTTTCCACATGTTAAACATTCATATACATTTTCTTCCTCTCTCTCCGGCTCACAATCACGATCGCAATACTGTTTGCTAAATTTGGGATAAGATTCTATCAATCTGAGTAAACCTCCGCAATTCGGGCAATCTCCCGCACCGATACAAGTTAATTTACTGATAATATTGCTTAATGTAAGCATTCCGCAAATATCAACCGATATATGTTTAGCGATTGAAAAATCAATATCAGATATTGTATATCCAAATACTGAATCTTCTTCATCTTCATGAATGTACTTATTCAAAAACAAAACAAGTTTTTCGTAGGAGAATGGAATACCTTTATTCTTGCAAACCTGCACAAGCAATTTGTAATTTCGATCTTTTTTAATCTGCATATTATTCGTTTTTAATGTTACTACTTATTTTTTGATGTCGCAAAGTTAAGGATAAACTTTAAATATGCAAAGGAATTCTTTAATTTTATTGTTAATGAAATATAAAAAGACTCGTTTTAACCATTGGATAGTATCAAAAGCCTACCTTTGTATCACTTTCATACTTGTTACTACATATTGTTAGATTTGTTTCATAGAGCAACGATAGTTTCGGTATGTGATATATAGAAACTAAAAAGGGATGGCAAAGCGTTGCACATCCCTTTTAAATTATAATCCCGCTAATTTATGATTTATAGCGTTCAATATACAATCTCTCAAATACGAATTAACGGTTTTCTTTAGCAAGTTATTCAGATAATATACAGATTCCATGTGAAGGTATCTTTCAAAATCTACCAATTTATTATAGGCTAAAAACCTGTAAAATTCTTTTTCATTCATACCGCAACCTCTCCCTTTATAGCCGGATGGCAGTTATAATTTACTATCTTAATATCTTCATACTTAAAATCGAATATATTACGAACATTCGGGTTTAATTCCAATTTGGGAAGGGCGAACGGCTCTCTACTCAATTGTTCTTTCACCTGTTCAACGTGATTCAAATATATATGTCCGTCCCCGATCGTATGAATGAATCTACGAGGCTTTAAACCGCAAACCTGTGCAGCCATAGACAGCAAGATAGAATAAGATGCAATATTGAAAGGAACGCCTAAAAATAGGTCTGCGCTTCTTTGGTACAGTTTCAAGTCCAAATAACCGGACTCAGACACATAGAACTGAAAAAAGCAGTGACACGGAGGAATTGCCATCATGTGTATTTCTCCAACATTCCAAGCACTAACAATTAGCCTTCTTGACTCCGGGTTAAACTTAATCATATCTATAACTGAATCAATTTGATCTACTTTCATTTTGCTATTTATACGCCAGTCACGCCATTGTTTACCGTATATGCGTCCAAGATCACCGGAGGGCTTTGCCCAATCGTCCCAAATATGAACACCATTTTCATTTAGGTATTTTATATTGGTATCACCTTTCAACATCCAAAGAAGTTCATGTATAATTCCCTTCGTGAATACCTTCTTAGTTGTGACAAGTGGGAAACCGTCACGCAGATCATAAGATCGTTGTAAACCGAACAAGCTGATAGTTCCCGTTCCGGTTCGGTCTGTTCTCTTTTCACCATAATTTAAAGTCTCTTTTAGTAAGTCTAAATATTGTTCCATTTTAAAATAAATTATTTGTTAATATTACAATCTCTTATCGAGTTATTTAATAATCACAAGTCTTTGAGTTCATCATCTATATCTAAAAGTTTATCACGCAGATATTCCACTGAAAAACCGTGAACATCAGAAACAAAATCTTTTAGAAATTCATTATCATTAGATTCAAACTTTAAAGTTTTATTTCCTCGCTCAAAAGATAACCAAATACCTACTGGTATATTGTTCTCCATTTCATTAATCACCTCTTTAAGACACTCCCTATCTGAAATTAGGGCTTTTGCTCTGTCAACGTTTTCTAAATTCATAATTCTAATTTTTAATTGTTACTACTTTGTTTCTTTCGACACTGCAAATATAAGCACATTATTTAAAAGTTCAAGTTAAACTTTAAGTTTTAACAATAGATTAACCATTGCAAACAAAACAAAAAAGGTAGCCCAATTGGGCTACCGTCTATATTGATATGCTTTCAAACTTTATATTGTGGCTATTCATAAACTCAGCAAGCGCAAAAGCCTGCTTTCTCGTTACATGGACTTTAAAGCCTCGTATATAAACTTCTTCTTCGTTCGTCTTTGGCTCGTTTTGGGGCTTAATTTCGGGCTTTTGTTGCTGAGGCGTTTTATCTGTCGACTTCTGTTCAAACTGTCTGTTTGCGGCTTGTATTGCAGCTTCTTTTAGGTGGTTTCCATAGTCGAACGACTTGTTATAATCGAGTGTAGACGTATATTTGTCGATAACCGGAATATAAAACGACTCTCCCGCAAAATGCTCTTTCAGTCTGTTAAGATCATCGTCAACCGTTTTAAATAATTCGTCTATCTCCATTTTCACAACTGAAAGTGCTTTGGTCTTATTAAGCCACTCCGGACGAAAAGCAAAATCAAACAAGATAATGTTTTCATTATGTTCCTCGAAATACTCCCTTATTTGATCCAGTTTCTTTTGCTTCTCCTTTTCCTCCGTTTCCTTTATCTTACTATCTATTCGTGAAGAAGCTTCACCGATCAGCTTACAAGTTTCGTTAACAACATCTTTTAGTTCGTTGAACGGTTTCATCCAAGCTTTTTCCAGTTCTATACGGCTGTCGTTAAGTCCCTTTTTTGCCTTGTTTAAAGTGGCTCTATCGGCTTTTGCCACCTTTATATTATCATCGGTATACTCTATTGAGTTATACTCAGAAAGTTTCTGCTTAACAAGTTCGTGAATATCGTTCGCCTGCTTTATCATATCGGGAAGTCTTTTTCCCTCAGTAGATAGCTGTAATTGAGTTTCGTTTATCTCTTTCATATCATTCAATTCTAATTGATATTTTGTTGTTACATTCGGGTTTTACTAATAACGTACCTTTTGGGCTACTAACTACTAAATTTCCCATTCTATCGAACTCGATAGTATATTTTGTCCTTTATCGTTATATACATCTAAACCGTATTTAGCTTCAAAACCGGGAATCTTTTTCTCTTCTAATACAACATTTACTTTCATACTTAATAACCCGGTTAACCTCCACCGGGTGAGGGTAAAATGAAACTTACTTTAATTCACGATAAACAACAACGGTTTCAATGCCATTTCTTGTGCACCAATATTGCAATATACCTTTATTCTTATTGTATGCAAACCTTTCGCTATTGCTACTTTCTATTGAATAAACGGTAAAGCCTAAATCATCGTGTGACACCTTTGTAACCTTGTGATAACTAACATGCCCTGCTGAGAATACTCTAACACATTTGTCTGATAAGTCCACATGTTCCCAAACATATGGAGATATAGACGTTGTAACCTCACCATTAACATAAACCGTCTGCCATGCCGGCACATCAATAGAATATTCTGTTTGATACACATTGTCACTATCATCACCGCACGAAGTTAACACGAAGGTGAACACAAGTAACACAAAAACAATGATTAACGCTCTGAACAATTTTACTTCTTCTTTCATTTTGATTAAATTTTAAATTAAAAAATACTTATGGTTAATACTTTATTAGGTAAATTGAAGGAATATTTAAACCCTTCGTTTGTTAGGACTATATAAATAGCATTCAAAACCTCAGAACTATCGGTTGTTAGCGTAACGTCCGATGAACGGTTGCCGTAATACGACATTTGAACAACTGCCATTTCTATACGCATTAAGTTATATGAAACTTCCTTGTTAGTTAGGCAGTAGCGGTTAAACGCTTTTTCCTTATCTGTCAGCATAGATGTTGAACCCGACTTATTAAACGATCGTATCATAGTTTATCAAATTTAGATTCAAGATAGCCAATACGATTTTCAATATATTCTCTTATAGACTTTTCAAAGTTTTTGCGCAAACCTTCATAAAATTCGCCATCACCTTCCGAAAATGTTACGATATTTCCCGAACTGAAATATAATTCTGTTCTACTAAGACAGCCGGACTGAAGCCTTTCAAGCTTTTTTTGCAAAAAAGCTTTTTCTTCCATTATACTCTTTGCCTCTCTGAATTTTACTAATTCCATAATTCTAAATTTTTATTGTTAGCATACATGTGAACAAATAGACCCATCTGAATAGCATATTGTGTATACAATACGACCAAGTTTAAACGGGAGATCAGCACGTGAAACGCTCCAAAAGATTGATTTCCTTTCCGTATCATTCAATATAGCACCTCTCTGAATAGCCGCTACAAGTTTTATAGCACTTTTTATTGTCTTAGCCTTGACAGTTCCTAATACGTTAATCTCTCCGGTCAAGCAATAAATAAATTCCTTTTCTTCCATAACTATAAGTTTTATTGTTAGTAATTCGTTTCCTTTTGACGTTGCAAAGTTAAGGAGATATTTTAAATATCAAAGCATAAGTTTAATATTTAACACTAATTTAACTTTTGAGGCGTGTTCGGATAAGGTAATAAAAAACCCCTCTACTTTCACAAGCGGAGGGGGAAAAATGTAATTATGACAAAACCCAATATATATAGTTAGTGAAAATGTTCTAATTAAAAACTGTCTATATTCGCATACCGACAGTTTAAGATAAAATGTGATACAAATCTTCTAAAAACATGATTCTATGAAAATCAATAACCGCTGTTAATGACGTTAGTAATAACTTCTACGCTGCAAATATACGGATATATTTCTCAGTAGCAAATACTTTAACGTGCATTAACTGTTTTAACATGGAATTATCACTTTATTATCGTAGTTACGTTAAAACCTGTTATCTCTGTATGTGGGTTTTTGCTCGTTACGATAAACTCCCTATACTTCACCTTCTTTAGTCGAAACCACAAAAACCGCTTTCTATGCTCTATGTTTAATATTTCCAAGCTATCACGGGTAACGGTTGTTCCGGCAAACGTGCCGTTGCTATCTATGCAGCCGGATAAGTCAAGCCATTTAGATCGCATATTTACGCATTTCATTGTGTCGATAACCAAACTATCACGAAGAACAACACTATCCCGTACTGGCGTTCTAAAATGCGTCTCAGTTGATGTTTGAACGCTTGTGTGACTTTTCAAGTCCTTAATAGACTGCTTTAGCTCTCTTATAGTGTTATCCTTCCCTTGTATGGTGTTCCGGTAATGATTTAAAGTCAGATTCAATTCCTCTGCCTTCATGACACTTTGCCCACTTTTCGTCCGGTACGCAACGTTCTGAGTTGTTAGGACGCTAACATTTCTTTCTGCAATAGCCTTTTTCTTCCGTAAATCAGCGTTTATCAGTAATAGCGACACAATGCCAAGGCAAAGAACAAAAGTCGCTAAAAACGCAAATAATTGTCGTTTCATAGTTTTAGTATTTGGTTTTTGAGATTAGAGGGATCGTAGGAGACATGCACCCATGAAAAATCTCTCTCGTTTATTAATTGTTTGAAATGGAAATTATGCTTAATGATATTGAAAAGGCGTTCGTTCTCTTCCTTGCTGCCTCCGGTAATATCAGCCGCAAAACCTTTACAGTTACCTTGTATGCTAACCTTACCATTTCTTCGCACGATAACCGTTTCATTATCATTGCTAACACACCATACGACTCCATTGTATTTCTCTACAAAAGATCCACATGATTGTAAATCTGATTGAGTATTCAAAGAACCCGAAAGAATATAATAAGGTTTAGCTATACCTGTTTGCCCCTTTATGTTATACTCTCTTTCTTTGTAATATAAGATATTTGATCTTATTCCGCACATACAAGCCATGGATTGAAGCACATCAACATTATGTTTATTGGTTGTACCGATTGCGAAACCCGTATTATTATTTCTTTTGTCGAATCGACCGTCATACGAACAATAGTAAAATAAAAGTTCTTTTAGTAGTTCGCTATTGTATTCCAATACGTCAATAGGTATATTCTTATCCTTCCCTACGATATTTAAAATAATATCATAGTATTTTTTTCTTAGATAGAAATTAGTAACTCCGCATTTATCTACTCGCTTCGTATATTCCCACCCAACATTATTCAATATATATTCGAGTTCTTTTATCTTTCTTTCTTTTTTGAATCTAAAACCTATTGCTTTCTTGTTATAAAAACCATCGCAAATAAATGCAAGGCATATTTTCATAACTCTTATATCACTACTCACCCCATTTTTATAAGAAGAACATTTGAAAATTCGTCTTTTACCTAATACATCTTTAGCGAGCTCAAAATGAAATTTGTCATTATTAGTTTTCAAACTATCGAAATACAAAGCCCCCTTTTCGGATATTTTTCTACTACCCTTTCTTTTATACTTATGCCTTTGGTAACTTATAAGCATTCTATGTTCGTCCGTAACAAGTAGGTCAACGCTGCTATTTTTAAATCCGATCATATCCCCGTCATATTCTCTTATAACGATCCTATTTATAGTTTTTTTCTCTATTATATCATTATCTACATTGTATGTATATAATATATCATCTTTGGATATATTATTATATGATCTCCACCCCTTTGTAGTTAAAATTTCTGTTTTTTCATCAAAACAATGGTCAGATGTTTTAGAGCCTCCGACGGCTTTATTTAACTCCGGACACCGATAGCCCGAATTAACCGTGATCGGTTTGCCGTAAATCTCCCGTAGAGGGTCTAATACGTTTTCTACTAATAAGGTCAAATTCTTTTCAACTTCCGGTGTTGGCGTATTATCAATGCCTTTTGCCGTTGCTGTTGTTGAGCGTGTTAGCTCTTTTAATGTGAAATACTTCATTTTGATAAAGTTTAAAGGGAGGCGTTAAACCTCCCGTGTTAATTACTTAGTTTCAATCTCAATTTTTTCTTCGTGTTCCTCGACTATCTTTGCTGCGTTCTCTCCCATCAGCCTCTTAAACTCAAACCGGACAATATGGTAGATCAACCGGAAAGATTTGTTATCCGGGTAGCTGATACAAAGGTTCTTAAAACCGTTCGACAGATATACGTACATAAAGACGTATGTAATCGTCTTTGCAGATAGAACGGCTGCATCGTGATCCCCCATCTTCGCCACGGACGAAAAGATAACGGTTATCACAAGGATGTACAAAATAAGTTCCTGTATGGCTGAGATGAATTTTAGCATAGTGAACCTACGCACACCATTCACCGACAAATTAACCCCATCGGCACGCATACCGCAAATAATATTAAAGCCGAACATGAACACAAGGGCGGTTATAAAACCGCTTGTAGGGGTGAGAAACGCAAGTATCGGACTTATCACCGATACAAGCATTAACCTTAACTGTTCTTGTGTAACATTCATTATTCTACTGTTTTAGGTGCGGTTAACGCAAAGATGAAGTTTTGAAAGTCGTTCACATAGACGGACGTTTTAGTAGATAGAGGAAACTGGTTTGCCTCAAAGCGACCGTCACGGATGGCAAGCGATCCGACCGGAACGTATTGTTCTTGCAGAATTGGACTACCGGAAGTTCCAGGCATTTCTACCATTTGTTTCTCTGACACATCAGCCGTACAGTGGGTAATGTTGTACTTGTCCGGCTCTGTCGATACCGTTGTTAATTGACCTACGTACTTGCCGTTTTCCGTCTCGAAATGGTAGTCCATCACTTTTGTTTCTTTCGTGTAAACTACTGACTTTAAATCAAAATCTAAACTTTTCTTTTCCATAATTTTATATTAATTGATTAATGTTTGGTACAAAGGTAAGCGGTAAGAAGGTACAAACCAACTTACCGCAAATATTAACTATTAAACAAAGCCGCAAATGTATACAGCAAAGTCACTATTTATCATTCCAGTATTAACGTCCATCAGTTTGACGGTAAACTGTGTCGTACTAACAATATCCTCTACACAAGCGTTTACCCACTTGGTAGCATTTAGAGCCATCACCATAGGAATAAAGCCCTGTGAATGGACTCCGGTAAACCGAACTGTATATCTTCCGGTAGATAACTTTGAGGCACTCACACCGATAGAGGGGTTTCCCCACTTTTGGCGTACTTCCGCTGCTGAGGAAATAGTACACGCAAAATGTACTCCGGGGGCTTTCCATTGTGTCGCACCCGCAAACTCGTATACGCCAAATTTACGGTAGGACTCTACACCTTGCATATAACAACGTCCGTTGCCTGTAACATTTACAGCGTAACCACCGGAATTGTGATCTATTCGAAGTCCTGAGCTACTTATCTCCATAAGGTTATTACTTAGCCGCATCTGCATCCCGGCTACCATACCATTAGCGGACAAAATACCGCTTTCTATTGTGAAGTTACCGATCTTTGCGCCATCCTGTATATTGATAGCCTTCCCGGTCAGAACTCCCCCTGTAATAGTCATACCACCGATAACCGCCCCATTCGTCACAGTCAAGTTTCCGGTAGTGATTCTCTGAGCCGCAAAACCTCCGGCAACAACCTCACCAACTTCAATTGCATTTGCAGTAAGTTTTCCGTTCGCATTGATGGCGGCTGTCTGCTGTCCTGCGTTGTTCTGAAAGAGGACGTTATCGGACTTTAAGACGATCTTTCGGGAAGTGATGTTTATCCCGGTTTCGACAAGTCCGTTTTGCGTGGCTGTGACTCGACCGTCTGCGGCTTCCGCTTTGCTGTTGGCTGTATTGGCTGATGAATTGGCGGAATTTGCCGTTTGTTCTACTACGCTTAATTTTGCGTGGTCTGCACTTAACGTTAATTCGGCAGCACTCAATCTGTTGCCCTGCTCGTCAACCTTTGCAGCAGTTGCGGTTATTCTATCACGTTCTTGTTTAATCTCCGTGTAATAGCCGTATGTGCGGAAGGGTTCAGTTCCATCGGTGCGAACGGGGAAAGATGTACCGTACGAACCGTGATAATCTGTTTGATAAACGTTTATCACATTGGGGTCTGTTGTGTCGTGAACGGTTACATCATACTTAGACCCCCCACGAATACCCATCACACAAGTAGAAGTCTCCCTTATTTGACCTAAATCTACTACTATTGGCCCGGTATTCCACGCACGTGTATAATCAAATATATTTGTTACGGCAGGCAAAGAACCCCATCCCGAACCCGACATTTCAAAAGAGAGATTCATAGAAAAACCGCCATCATGTGTACCGTATGAAGGTCTTCCGTATGCTGCATGTAAGGGACGGTTTATCACAACTTTAGTTTTGTAGTAAGTAGGAATTTGTATAACGAGAGGGAAAAATTTGTTATTATCCCATCCGGTTAAATCTACTTGCTTAGTAATATGCCTATCGGTAGTATTATTAAGCGTGTTAATATCACCAACAACGGACGTTATACTTTGCTCTGTTTGTGTTACCCGAGAAGCAAGTCCGGCAACTTTCCCGTCAACAGTATTAATCTTTTCAACGGTTGATGTTATCTTACCTTCAACAATATCAATCTTTGACTGAGTGAACCTTTCGTTAAGAAAGCTAATATCATCAGATGCAGGGGAAAATCCGGGGCACACAGTTCCAGTTGCTGCAATGAAATTCTCTATCCTAATAACATTGCCAGCTTTCATACCTGGCATTTCTACATGAATAAAAAAAGGGCCTCTATTTTCTTTTACGAATCCGTAGAAATTCCCATTTTCAGAATAATACATTTCCCCACTCTCTGCATACGTTGTTAGTTTTTTACCGGAAATGCTATCCTTAGTTGCCGGAACTCCATTTATTAACATTCTAAATCTATAACAAAAATTAGGTATTTGACCTGATTTTATCCTTTGGTTTGATATAAGTAAATAACCGGAAGGATTAGAACTACTCCAAGTGGTTTCAAATGTGTATCCGTCTTTTACAATTGGAGTTGAATTATACTGAGCATAAGAGGTTAATGTGTCAGAATAATATCTCACTAAATTATCACCCCCGACGCTTATTTGATTAACCTTAGTAGATACGGATAGTTCGATTTTTCCGTCAACGGCCAGTATTTGCGCATCGGTGTACTTCCGGTAGTCGTATTCTATATCTTCCGGTGCTTGTGTCCACCCTACTGCCTCAATTCCTTCTGATACCATCAAATCAGTAAAACGGAACTCTCCTAAATTTCCTGTATTGTACATGGTATACACTACTATCTTACACCCATCGAGATTCGAAGGTGTAGTAAATGTATTAGATATTTCTCCCGAAGCTCCTACTGCTTCATACTCGACCATTTTACGCCAAAGGTCTATTAAATTAGAGTTATTCCACATACAAAAAGCTACGATACTATCTTTGTATCCGGTTCCTGATGTTGGCTTTCCAAGAATAGTATATTTCCCTGTTATGGTATATTTCGTAGATGGTTTAAACCTTGACTTAAATTCTTCTTCACTGTATACAGTTGCTACCCATCCTGTAATATCAAAATAGTTCAAATGCTTGTTAGTCGCTGTCTGCATCCGTGATATTGGAAATAAGTTCCTAATGCCTGTTTTAGCCTCAGTTCGTGACGGTATCCATGCGGCTACACCAATATCACCCTCAGTAATTACAGCCCATTTTACATACGTTTGGGTTGTTTCTTTCTGTGGGGTTTTATAGAAATAGAAATACGCTGCATCATCATTCGAAGGCGTTATTTTAGTCGAAACAATTGTTTCCTCTGCGCTTTTCGGTAATATAACCAAATAGCCGAACGAAGGGTTATTATACGCTACAACATCGTCCGAATCTGCACACTTGTAACAAACAGTCAACGTATAAGATTTACCTTTCACCAAATGAACATCATATTTGTATGATCCAAGCTGATACGGGTTTTCGCTAAGAGTGTGGTTACTATCTAACAGCAAGTTGTAATTTGCCGTTTTCAAACTCCGTACAGCAAGTTCAATCTTACCGGGAATAGCAGTTATCTCAGTATCTAAGTATTCCTTTAACTTTTTGTCAGCATTATCTACATATTCTTTTGAAGCCGTAGCAATTGCATTCAACGCTCCATTACGTTTGTCGTAGTAAGCCGTTTGGCTCTGTGCCAATTCTGGACGCACGACAATATTTTCAGATGTAGTAGCCGAATGATAACGTAGTTCGTTAAGGTAATTGTTATACGCCTCTGTGTATTCAGTTACAGACACACCGTATTTGTCCGCATTCGCTTTAATTTGCAGATACTCAGCCTGAATTCGCTTCCCTTCGTCAACCAATGCAGGTTTCTCAGTCGGTGAGATAAGTCCATCATCAGCCCATTTATTAAGCCGATCTTTAGCCTCCTGCGCTGTCTGTTGTGCTCTCTCCGCCTCTGTCGCTGCGTTGGCTGCATCTTGCTTCGCTTGGTTTACTTCATCCTCAACTGACTTGCCGTTTCTCAGCAAGAATATACCACGAAGAAAAGCGTTATCGCAATACAAGCCGCTACCGGATGGCTGTTGTCCTTCCGGAAATGCAGAATCTTGTATGTTACTTAAATCGCCAAGACGTGTCCTATTCGTACCGGATAACGATTTTGTTTTAACTCCGTTCAATATCTCTATGTACGGGTGTCCGCTTTCCTGCGCTGTGATATAAATTAACGCCTGCCGTTCGGGGTTCTTCGTATTTCCCATCTGAACGACTTCATCACCGACAGCCGGAACAACACCGTTGAACTCTGCTTTATCTACAAAGAAAGAAGTCCCGTCAACCGCTTTAACTTCCACCCAATAGAATTTAACTAAGCTATTGTTTGGTGCGCTTCCTGCCGCTTTCTTTTGCTTTACTGTAACCTTACCATCACCGTGACCGGAATCACCAGTTATTGTTATAGCAAAGTTGTGTACACCTTGCTCTGATTTAATAGCCGGAATAACATTATCACCGTTTTGCAGCAACACGCCTACACCCTCTACCGGACTGTCATTTGAATCAAGTCCGGCAGCAAAAGCCATCATACCAGGATAGCCTCCCTCCAAAGTCAAGGTAAATGAAGGTATTTCAATTGGTGTAGGGCTTGACTCTGAAAATTTATAGAATGCAAAACCGGAATTATCAGTATCATTCAAGTTAAAGCTAATAGAGTCGGGTGTAACATCAATCAAGCTGCTATCAAAAGCACCACCGGAATAGTCATATTTTGCAAACTGAGTAAAGCCAAAGGCAAGTCCCGCACCTTGGTAGCCTGCAAACGTCTGACACCTGACTAAATCGCCCTCTTGAAAAGTGGGAAATTCCTCTCCTGTGGTTAGCTTATATTGCGTTCCTACTTCTTCAACAGCTGACAATTTGCCGTTTGATTGGGACACGACCAATGCACCGTTAACGCTCCTTATCTTTTGGATAAGTAGTTCAAATATATTCATAGTCTGTCTTACTGTCAAATTGTCGCATTCTATATGCCAATTGCCATTCTCAACCCATATTTTAAAGCCCTCGCCAAGAAAACCGGAAACGAAAGTAGGGGATGATAGGAACTGTTGGATAATTGCAGAAAGGTACTGCAATTGACCTTCTTTGGTGATCTTTCCGGTATCATTTCCGGTATACACATCTTGCTGCAAGCGGGAAACTCCCCTCGCATTAAGCGCATTTAAAGCCGTATCACCTTGTTTGTTTACGGTAAAGGCTGTTTTATTAACAGTTACATGATCTTCCGAATCAAGCGATTTAACTTTGGTTACACGTGCGTTTAGACCCTGCACCTCCGCATCTCCTACTGCGTTGATAGAAGCGGCAGAACCAGTTATACCCTCACCGAACGTTGCGCCTCCACGAAGGTGTAACAAAAAGTCTGTTGCATCTTCATGCGCCTTAGAAATATAGTCCTGCAACATTCGGTATAAGTTAAACTTTCTCGCCTCACCTGTACCCAAATCAACGGCAATAGTTGTATTTTCATCTATCAAGTCAATAGGGGATAACTCCCGTATCAATTTACCCTTGACTACTGGCTCCGTTTCCCGATACTCTTTGTAATACAGCCCTACGGTATCGGGAGAGAACATTATAGGTGTATCAATGTTCGCTAATAGGGCATTATAAAAAGACGCTTTATCTCGTCTATTGAAAGAAGGGAGTTTTTGTATGATTGAGTCCGTCTCAAACTGGCAGTCAACAGCAGCCAAATATAATTGTTCCTGCCAATCAACATCAAACTCGAAGTTGAGAGCGTTGTAATATTCGCCATCGTGCGAAATTCGGATATAGTCAGATAGGCGAATCAGTCGCATAGCGTCACAAATAAACTCCGGTGCAACGAATGTAAAGGCGTACACCTTCGTAGACGTTTGCAGTTCCAAAAACTTGTATCCGGCACGTTTGGTTAGCTCTTCTTCAAACTCGTATTTAGGTTTGCAGATCGTTGCAGGAACATACATCTGATACCGGAAGTCATTGTTCGCACCCGTTGTAATAAATCCACCCGGATAGGCAATCTTTTCATCGTTCCAATATTCAATCAATAGATATTTGCTACTCGTTTCTATGCCGGGTATAACGCAAAAAGGAGTCGAAATATATACTTCATCACCGATTGTAAAACGTGCTCTATACGTCCCCTGTGGCAAAGCCTCCCTAAACGAGTTCTTGCCGGGTGACACATACAAGACACCGCCATGTTCTGGCATAACATCGAAGCTAACATATACACCCGTTTTTGTCATCTCTCCCGTTTCCTCGTTAACCGCCTCTACTTCGATCGTGTCGGGATCAAAGACTGGTATGTTCAACTCTGTAAACTGGAAAGGAGTTAGCGTGTTTGCGCTTGCAGGAATAGCGTAGTTCTTCCCGAAAGCGTACCATTTTTCGTATGTGGCTTTAGATTCTTTCTTTCTAAACGCCAAAGGACTAAAGTTGTTATGTACTTCCATTTTGATTAAAAAATTGATTATAGGGACAAAGATAGCAATTTAAAAGAAAACACCCCCTATTATAAGGGGGTGTAAGATAAAGATACGGTTATTTGGCGAGTTGTTAGATCCTCAGTCATAGTTATCGGTTTCCCGTTGCCTATATCCGTTGTTATCAGTTGCACGGGGTTTGGTGTGGTGTCGTATGTGAAAGATAAATCTTGCGTCATACTCCGCTTTATTCCTCTCACTCTTATCGTCTGATCGCCTCCCTGCTCTATCTCTGAGGCTGGCATATCGTGCATGTAGTATTTAACGAGGTGCAAGAACGACATGTAGCCGTTTTGGGGGTTTACGGTGTACTTCTTATTGTTCTTGTCTACCAAGTTGAACGTAACAAACGGTAGTTTCCATTTACCGCCTATCTGCGTAGCTCCCAACAGCGCAAAACCATCCTGTGAAAAGTCACCCGGAGACAGTAGCATATAATCTACATCGGACGAAAAGTTAGATACCCTTACTTCTTCTTTCTTTCCCTCCTGCACGTAGTTTGATTTAACGTCAATCGGAAAACCTGCAAACGTATTTGTGGTATCGTCCATCCAAGAAAATTCAAAGCGTGAAGGCAGATCGGTTTTATCATATTTGACCGTGTTAGTTTTCCACGTCATTAACTGACCCGATTTTGCATATCTAAGCTTTGTTAAGTCTATGCCGACCGTCCCGCTACCGGTATAACTTCCGCCATTCATGAAGTAAGAAATATGTTCTATCCTAAACTTATCGCCATCTATAAACCAATATAGTTTCATCGTGTCACGCAACATCTTCATTATATCGCTGAGGGTTGTTTCCGCCTTTTTTGCCGGACGGTCATACTCACCCTTTAGGATGTTGCTTTTCTGTGTGATGAACACCTTAAAAGGTGCACCGGAAATAGGGTTATTGCCGGCATACAAAAACTTACTATATTCCTCCGTAGCTTCGTGCGTCAAAGTGGGATCAATTTGCTTAATAAGCGCCCTAATAGCGTCCTGTATGGCGAACGAGTCCCTTAAAACATACTCCTTTCTCGCTCTTTCATCCAATGGCGCATAGGACAAATCAAACTCGAACCAAATCGACATATTCCCCCATCGTGAACGGCATACCGGATACAACTTTCCAATACCCGCCACAGCCGGAACGAAGTTATCGGTAAAATACTTGCCTTCATCATTTACACCGTACTCTGTCGGCTCGTTCTGAACCTTCGTAGACGTATAAAAGTAGTTCCCCTTTAATGGTGCGGCATACATGTAGTTACTATTGGTAGGGTAAACGTCCTCTGATGATAGTTTCCCAGTAGGTTTACCGTCCAACTCCGGAAGGTTAAGCAACATTCTTTGAAATACCTTTTGGAGTAATACCGTATTTCCCCCGAACGACTGAGGAAATGTAGGTTCTTCTACTAACCTCGTAAATGTTAACTCAGAAGCGTCTATATAGAAATAATTCTTATTCCCCCAAACAAGCGCATTTGACCTAAAAAGCCTATCTCCATTCCTGTTTTTAAGCACTAAAAAACCTTGACTCAAATCTACATATTCCCATGTTAATGTATAGTTCCCGTCTAATTTTGAATAATTACCGTTCGTTCCGTAATACTTCCCGTTAAAAGACTGATAAGGAACTGCCTTTATTTCCACTTCGTTGTATGCAGCAAAGAAGGCAAAGAAATTTTTGTCCGTTAATTCCTTGTTATCAGTTACAACGTTTGAAACCTCAGTTTCGTAGTGAGTTCCTGCAAGGTAGTTTGATATTGTAGGCGAACCTGCAATATAAACTTGAACAATAGGACGCTTAGACACGCCTATTTGTGTTAAGCCGGGTGCAAGCTTGATAAGATCATATTTGTTCTCAATTCCCTTCATAATATCGGTGTATTCATCACGTGGGCTTATCTTCACCTTGCACGTCCGGTTATCACTGTCTATCTCACAGTCTGTCTTACTGAAATAGCCCTCAAATATTACTTGATACTGCGTTGATAGCTGCCCTTTATCCTTTTGCTCTATTTGCAAGTACAAAATATCCTCAATACTCGCATTTTTAACAAGAAGGTAGTCCGCCCCTATCAGCGTTAAACTCCCCTCTATCGACTCTCTGAAAAACTCCTGTTGATTCTCTTTGCCAAACTTCCGTTTTAGCTCTGAATAGTGGGGATGTATTTCTACACCCCCCAATTTAAACCGCAAATCTTTAACGTTCATTATGATTTAATTATTCGTTTAATATTTCCCCTTACTTCAATTATCGTGCCGTCCGCACCTGTGATGTACTTAACACGTCCCTGCTCTTTGATTGATTTCAGATCTTTTTCGACCTTAGACAGATCAACCGTTGAACCTTGCATTATATTCGTTACTTCATCACTACCGGAATAGGCGTTTAAGTATTTCTGTTCAAAAGTTCCCTTATTTAGCGAATTAATCAAGTCCGGAACGAGTTTCTTATACTTCTGAGATGAACGTTTGTTCACTACTGCGAAGTATTCACCACGTTCTACCCGTCTACGCTTACCGTCCTTAGTCGTACCTAAATCTACATCGTTTCCGGATGCGTGCGAACCTCCGTAATCAATCATTTCTACCGTACCGTCCCCGTATTCCTCTGTGTCCTGCGAGGCTTTAGATAGCTGTGAGGCTTTTATCTTAGCAAAAGCAAATGATCCCCACATCAACGCAATAGCCGGGATCGCTGCCAAACCTAAATCTTTCCATAGGTTAGCGGTTGCGGCTACCAAAGAACTTGCCTGCATAAGTGTATCTATGTGTTCTTGCTGCTTCTGCGCCTTCTTCTTATCCCTCAGCGCTTTTTCCTGTTGTTTGCGTGCAAAATCAAGCTCTTTTTGTGCGGTTGCTACGTTGTTGGCGTATCCGTTCGCCCTCGCTTGTATCTCAGCGTCCAAAACCTTTTGTCTGGCTGATACTTCTTTCTCTGCTGCCTGTACCGCCACTTCTGCCGCCTCTACCCTTGCCTGTGCAACACTCTTTAGGTTCTCTATGGCGAACTCCGAAGCCTCTAAAATGGAGTCTTTAAACTGCTCCGAACGCTCTGCGCCCGACTTACCATCTTTAGCGCTAAATGCGTCACCGAAAACAAGATCAAACAGATTGCCAAATACGCCTTGATTGCTGTCCCATCCGGAAGTATCACGCTTAATTGCATTGTCTATTCCCTTAATGGTATCCTCTACCGTCTTTGCGTTGTATCCCGTGATTTTCTCTCCGTACTGCCTTGTTAACTCTAATATTTGCTCCCACTTTTCACGCTCTAATTTCAACCGGAAACGGCTCTGTTCTTTCTCCGAACGTTGCACGATATTAAAGGCGGCAATCTCCGCCTGCTGCTGCTGATTAAGTCGGAACACCGACCGATCAATTATACGCTTGTCTTGATTTTCCGTGAAATCCTTTTGCAGTTGGATAGATGCAAGCTGATACGACCTTTGCAGAATAAGCAAACGTTCATTCTTCACCTGTTCGCTATCGGTTGACTGTTTAATACGCAATTCGTCCTGCGCTCTTTCGTTTTCGAGTAACTGCACTTGTATTAATAGCTCGTCAGCCGTGCCACGTCTAACAGCCTTTAGGCGTTCACTCAATCGGTCATGCGTGATTTGCAGATCCTCTACCTTCCAATCGTTTTGCAGTTTCTCCAAATCTCTACGCAACTTTGCTTCGATATTGTATACGGTATCAGCATACAACTGCGTAGCTCTTTGTTTCTCTGTTGTGCTCTCCTTTAGCTTTTTCAGTTCATCTGCCGTTGCCTTTTTACGTTCTTCCTGCTCTTTCAAACGTGAATCAATAATAAGAGCTATACGGCTATTTTCATACTCAGCTTGTAGATCAAAGTCCTTCTTTGTCCTTTCCTTCGTCTTACCTCCTTTGTCCCCTGCAAGAAGATCGGGGATAACCACCTTTTTAGCAAGTTCCTCACTCGACTTATTGATAACTGCTATTTGTTCGTCATAGCTCTTTGCCTCCTTTTTGGCTGTATTCCATGCGGACGCTTGCCCTTGCAAAGCCGCTTCCAAAGCCACCGCACCAACACCGATACCCTTAGACGAACGTTTAAGTTCCTCGATCTCCTTTTGTTGCTTTTGGTAAGTCTTCCGACCTTCCTCTAATACTTGGTTCTTTTTTTCTTCGAGGTCAATAACTTCCTTTGCGTTCTTTTGTATCCTTTCCTCGTAGGCACGTGCCATTGCTACCGATAGAATGTGTTTTGCAAGTTCCTTATACTCCTTTGATGCGTTTCCTGTCATAATAGCTTCATCAGAGAGGTTTTTAAGGTAATCCGGATACTCTTTCTTTAGCTCCTTAACAGCTTTCAAACGCTCGTTTTGGCTGCGCGTGGAATCGGTAGCCGCTTTATACAAGATGTTCAGTCTCACAGACTCGTTTACGGCACTCTTTCCAGCCTCTAACATGGCATCTTTCAAGCCGGCAGTAGACCGTTTCAATTGATCTACTGTTGTTTTACCTTTGAATAGGCTACCTATCCAGTTGGTTATATCCTTACCCCAAATAGAAAAGGCGGTCAATATCAACACCATCACGGTATTAAACGAGAACAGAGATTTAACTAGTTTCCCGGTTATACTTACCTGTGCTTCCCCCGCTTTCGCTGCCGCCTCGTTTGCCGCACGCAACTTCTGTATTTCGTCTATAACCATCGGAATGTTATTGGAAATAGCAAGGAAGAAGGTATTTGCGCTGATCGCCAAGGATGGGAGTTCACGAGCGACCTGTGATATAGAAAAGCCTAAACCATCGAACGCCTGTTTGTAGTTACCCACGCTTAACGTGTGCTTTCCCGTGCTCTTTTGGTATTTATCCATCGCTGCGTAAATCTCCGCAGTCTCTTTAACAAGCTTCTTTCCTGCCTCCGTATTCTCCAAATAAGCCTGTGAAAGATTGTTCATCTTTATTTTGTTTAGCTCGTATTGTGCAGACAATGCGTTATAGCTTCCTGCCATGCTGTTGGCTAACTTAGCCTGCAACTTATTCAGATAGTTTTGATCGGCTGTCTGTTTCTTTAAGACTGCTATCTCCTGCGCTGTCTCTGTCAACGCCAATTTCAATTGTATCTCAGCGTTCGCCAAGGATCGCACTTGCTTTTCGTAGGCGTCTATCTTTTTGCGCCCTTCCTCCGTTGCGCCTCCACCTTCTGAAATAGGCTTTTGCAGACCTTTTGCGCCTTCCTCGATACGCTTTAACATAGAGTCATATATCTTTTGCAGTCCTTCCAACTGCGTAATAGCGTCCTTTATACTGCTGTCAGGCTGTATAAGATCGCTATACTTTATTCCCTTTACTTCGTTCGCCATTTGATTTAAATTTATTTGTTCTTACTCCTTTTTGCCGGTCTCTTAATCATCTCGAAAGCGGTGTAAAACTCAGACACCGACATTTCACGTGCATTTATGTGCATATTCTGCGTGATTACCAAGCACATTTCTTGAAACTCTTTATCCGTCTTTATTTCGATCGAATCAGTTCCGTAGAATATTCGAGGCGGGAAGAAGGTTAGTAACTTATCCTCTATTTCCTTCACCGCCTCACTGTTATCTACGTTGTTCACAAGTTTGTCTAACTTTGCTTTTATCAGCGATAATTTAATATCGTAATACTCTTTAATCAGAGGATCGTCCGCCATCCTTGGAAAGTATACCGATACTTCCGCCTCTATTTTTTTTTTGACCTTCTGAAACGGCTCAGAAAGTTCGTTAATAGTTGCATCGCTGAGGCTGTCAAATATCGCCTTTAGATCAGAGTCGGATGCGTTAACCGGATATTCCACGCCATCGACCGACTTAACGAAGGCGGCAAAAGCCATCATTCCGGGATGTACACCATTCGCTGCCATGTTGAAACACTGCCTTAGATTCATTAGCTCGTTATACGTATGTTCCGGCTGAGTCCTGCAATAGATTATTGCACGTTGCAAATGCGTGTCGAGTTCCTCGATAGTACTTCCGACTCCCGACTCAATCAGCATAAGACGGTTAAACTTCTGATAACGGACGATAGGCATTTCGTCAATGCCTTCGTATACCGTTACCGTGTGATTCCCTACCTTAATCGTGTTCATTCGTCACCTCCTTATCTGCCTGCTCGTATAATATGGCAAACGTTTCTTCATCGACTGAGTAAGTAACATTTTCGCCAAGAACGATATAATCGTTATCAAACACACGGAAAGCGTTATCATTTATTCGTGCCATCATCACACCATCCATTGCGGAAAGTAGTTCAAAACTTGGCAATAGCTGCGCTAATTCGTGAACATCACCGTTAAACTTAACCGCCTTCACGATCTCGAAAGGTGGTATAACCGATACATAATTTCTAATTTCCATAATCATTAAATTAAAATTCTACAAATAGGTGTTGCAAAGATGGGTGTAAGGATGAACACCGGGTTTAGCGTTCCGACCGACACAATCACCGAACAAATAACACATGCCCAAAACGATAGACAGAAATTGCAGTTAGTTAGCTCGTTAATAAGTGATCTATCGCCATACCACCGGAACACCTTAGATAACCAAGCGTCACCGAACACTGACATCCGTTCAATTACACCCGTCTTTCGGGCAAAGTTAACACAAAATGCCGCTACAAACGAAACAAGTAGCACGCAAGAAAGAAAATAATTATAAATCTCCATAATTCAAATATTAGTTTGTACAAAAGTATGAATAAAAAGCAATTTTGCAAAGATATTGATTATTAAAACGTTAGTCTCAAACTATCCAAAGACGGATAAAAACAAAATGTTTATAAATAAGAAAAGGAGTCTAAAAGACTCCTAACCTATATGCTTTCTGTACAAAACGAACGCCTCCACAATCTCCGGCATAACTTTAAGAGAGCCAACGATAAGCCGTCTTTTAATCATAGACGAAACAATTACAATCTTATCTTCTTCACACCGAATATACCCCATATTATCAGCCCACGTTATAAAATCAAGCATTTCATGCTCAAACAACAAAGAGCCTAAAGGAAGGTATATTTTGCAGTCGATAGGCAGATCGTAGCTGCTATCCTTGCTTTTCTCGCAAATATCTAAAAGTATCTTTAGTTTCTCCCTTTCATCGTGATCTATCATATTGGCGATATATTCGCCCAACTTTTCGGAGTTACTCACATCTTTGCGGTAGTCCTCCCAGTCCTTTGTATTATTACACATCCTCCCACTGTTTAAATAGACATACAACAATGAAGGGTGAACGGACACATTACCGTTTTTATCCAAGCTAATTAAATCGTTTTTTGAAACGTATTTATACGTAGCGCATGTATGCCCACCGATGGTAATTTCTTCATCTTCCTTTTCTAAAAAGCCGCAGTCAGCACACCACTCTAAAAAGGAGTGCGGAAAGATTAAATAACCGTCTACATCAATCAAATCACAACCTTCCAACGTAGACATGATTTCTTTTTCATCTGCTGCACTTTCTTTCTCAGCACGTCTAATTGTATCATCAATTTGCGATCTTAGCTCAGAGAGCATTAAAACAACTTCTTTGTTCATAAGTCAACACAGTTAAATTAATACTTTAACTTTTAAAACTCTGTAACATTTCGTTTGAATTTCTACTTTACTACCTTGAATACCAAACAATCTAATGTTCTTTCACTCACGCATAGATACGCTTTACACATGCTTTCTAAATCTCCCTTTCGGAAGGCGCATCCGTTGCATGAAATAGTATCCCTTGGTATTGCTTGAACTTTGATTTTATTCCCAGTGATCGGGTGTACTACTTCGAACACCTCAAAATCTCTCACTTTCTTTTGCTTCATTCTGATAGATCTTCAAATGTGAGTGTTTTCATATTGTTTTCTTCTTCTTCCTTGAACTCGTTCTTTGCCGGAAGTTCTATATATCTCACATCCTGTTCCCTCTCTCTTTTCGAACATTTGATTTGAGTACAACTAAAGTTTTTAGCTGTTTTAGCGAAGAAACATCCTTCGCACCAGCTACCGCCATTTTTAGACTGTACGCACTTTATTAAGTGGTATTTCCCTTCATGGTCTATAACTTCCATAACTTCTCCTACATCTAATTTTAGTGGCAGGCATGATAAATCTAATCTTTTCATAACTTTACTTATTTATAGGTTTGACCTTCCTAAAAGTTAATTGCCATCCTCTGTTAAGGCAGTTTATTTGCATACACAAGTCTTTTAATTCGCCTTGAAAAAATACGCAATTCTTGCAACCGCTATTGTCTTTCAATAATACCGCCTCTACCTTCCGGTCTATTCCCTTTCCCGGAACTTCTGCAAAAAATACTTCCCCCTCTTTCGGTACGAATCTATCTCTATCATACAAAGATATTCTATTCATTTTCAACCTCCTTAGTTCTCTTTCTTTCTATTAGTTTAAACATAACATCATCTTCACGGGTAAGTTTAGAACATGCCACAAAATCACCACAATCACCCCCTACCTTTCCGGAATCATGAAAAGCACATTTTTCACACCCCTCACCTTTATACGGTATTGTTTCCGCTACCGTGGTATACATATCTCCTATTACGGTTATAATCTCACCTATTTTGGGTTTTAATATCTTATTTCTTATATCTACTTTCAACATATCTTTTAATATTGTGCCGGGATATTATCCCGGCTGTTATTGTTATACTGATTTCAAACCATTATGCGAAATGCTTTCTTTTAAGTCTCTGTAACGGATAGACGATTTTTTAAGCCTCTGTTTTAGCTTCTTAATTCTTTCGTTCAAATGCTCTCTAATTTTACGATCTTCTTGCAAGAGTGCAGTGTTTGCCATATCCAAGTATTTTTTATCCCTCTCCAATTCTTCACATCTCTTTTTCAAATCTAAATATCTTACTATCGCATCAGATTCCCCGCAAATGGAATCTAACGTTCTTTTTTCCATTTTCGAATTATCATATTTAAGCTGTTTGTTTTCGTCTTTTAGTTTTTCTACCGCCTGTTCTTGATTTTTCAGTTCGCCACGAAGCCAAACGACTTCTTTATATCTACCGTCTGAAAGTTCTTCCACTCTCTTTAATTCCTCGTTCTTGTCTGCGAGTTTGCAAATAAGGCTTTTTTCACTTTGCATCAAAGATTGGTTTTTATCAGAAAGTTTAGCTATTTGATTTCTTAAATCACAATCTAAAAGATCTCTATGCCGTGCAAGCTCTTTTCTTTTGCGTGCTTCTTCATCATACATCTTTTTAAAAGCAACTCCAAGTTCAAACTTGCTTATCACTTCGTTCACGTTCGAACATCCTGTTCGTTTTAAAAGCTCCTGTATCGCAATCGTATTCCTTCTTGCTTTTTCCAACACGCTTGCAATGGTAGGTGCTTCTGTCTTATCCTCTTCTACCTTCTTTAAATAATCGGGTATACCGTTAGACACCGCTTGTTTGAATACCTCTCCACTAAACACCGCATTACGTACTTGAATATCTCCGGTTTTCGGTGAAAATACATCTACACCAAATACAGAACTAACGGACACATCATCAAAAATTCTTCTTACTACTTCGTTGTTGGAATCAATCAAAGCACGTTGAACCCTTCTTTCCATTTGCGCAGAATTACATTCTGCATTTTGAATCTGTTCAATTCTTGAAATTCTCTTTTCTAAATTCTCAATTCTTTCTGTGTTAAACATACCTTTAAAATTTGTGTGGTTACCCACGGTTATTATATCACCTTTAAGTCTCTCAAAATATACGTGGCTCTTTCGTTGCCGTTTTCGGCAGCTTTAATTAAAGCTTCATAATGTGATAGTTTGTTTCCTCCGTAAATACAAGCACTACGCAATAGGGATAATACTTTAGAATGGCTTATCTTTTGTCCTTTGTAAATGTAAGTAGTCATATTTTTAATTTTTATGTGGGGTATTACCCCCACTTGTTTTACTTTCCGATAACTGTTATAAATTCACATTTCGCCCAAAGAGAAAGATCGTTGCTTTCCATGTACTTTTTATTATTAGCTTCAATCTCTTTTGCTTTTTGTTCGCTTATCTCTTTTCCGTTTACAAAATATCTTTTCATAACTTTGGGTTTTAATTGTTAGTAATTTGTTTCATTTTGACACTGCAAATATAAGGATAATATTTAATACTGCAAGCGAAACTTTAAGT